AGCGGTCGTGCGACAAGGCCGGGTTATGAGCGGCCGCCGGGGCAACACCCGTCATGCCAATGGCTGGCGACGCCAGCAGGTCGTGGCCCGCGTGCTGGCGGCCTACGACACGTGCCACCTGTGCGGCCGGCCCGTGGACAAATCATTGCCGCCGGGATTGCCGGGCTCGCCCGAGGTGGACGAGATCATCCCGGTCAGCAAGGGCGGCTCGCCCTACCTGTTCTCCAACTGCCGGCTCGCGCACCGCTGGTGCAACCGCGTCCGCTCCAACCACAGCGTCGCGTGGGCGCGCGAACACATCAAACAAACATTCGAACAGGGGCACACGGCCGACCTGAAGGCCACCTCGATGCCATTGGTGACAAGCGGCGACTGGTGACGTGGGGAGGAGACCCGTCCGCCCCGGTCGAAGCCCCCTCGGGCGCAGGGCCGATATCTCCCCGGCATGTCAAAACGTAACGCCTTGGACGGCCGTTACGTTATCCCGTTACGTTTTTTGGAGGTGAGTGCGGTGATCTGCGAGGAATGCGGCCAGCCGTTCACCCCGTCCGGCCGTGGAAAGAAAGCGAAATACTGTTCGGCCAAATGCAAGCAGCGCGCCTACCGCAAGGCCAAGCGCATGAGCCGCGTCACCACCCCTCCCGCCCCGGCCGGTGACGCGGAACATGAGCCAGAGGCGATGGACGCCCTCACCGCCGCCGATTTCGAGGCGATGATGAACGACGGGCCCGAGGACTACGTGAGCGTGCTCAAACGCACGCAGGCCCGGCTCAAGGAAGCCATGTTCAGCGCCGGCACCCCGCCGGGCAGCCTGACCGGCATCAGCAAGCAGCTGCTCGCCCTGACCCGCGAAATCGAACGGCTCGAAGGCAACCCCGCACAAGGCATGACGACGCAAGAAGATCCGGAGGACGACGACGATGACGGAGAATTCCGACCCGAAGCTATCTGAGGTCGCACGCCACATCGTCATGCCCTCCGGCATCGTCACCAGCATGTTCCCCAAGGTCAACAAGCGCGCCAAAGCATGCGGCATCCGCTACGACCGCTGGCAGCAGGGACTGCTGACGCTCGTCCTCGGCCGAAGAGCAGACGGCACGTTCGCCGCCTCCGTCGGCGGCGTGGTGTTGAGCATCTGCCGCCAGACCGGCAAGACCTTCACCGTCTCCAGCCTCGTGGTCATCCTGTGCACGCTCATCCCCGACCTGACCGTCATCTGGACCGCACACCACAACCGCACCAACAGCAACACGTTCGACCACGTGCGCACCCTGGTACGCAACCCCGCGCTCATCGGATACCTCGACCACTCCGGCCGCACCGACGGCGTGCGCGGCGGCAACGGCATGCAGGAAATCACCTTCGCCAACGGCAGCAAGATACTGTTCGGCGCACGAGCCCAGGGCTTCGCCCGAGGCAACGACGCCGTAGACATCATCGTGTTCGACGAAGCACAGATCCTGACCGAACAGGCCATCAGCGACATGGTGCCCGCCACCAACACCAGCCCCAACGCGCTCGTCCTCTACATCGGCACCCCACCGCGCCCCGCCGACCCCGGCGAAGCGTTCACGGAACGCCGCCGCCAGGCGCTCGCCGGCGAGGACGACATGCTCTACGTGGAATTCTCCGCCGACCGCGACGCCGACAGCGACGACCGCGCCCAATGGAGGAAAGCCAACCCGAGCTTCCCGCGCCGCACCAGCGAAACCAGCATGCTGCGCATGCAACGCCAGCTCGGCAAGGACAGCTTCCGCCGCGAGGCACTGGGCATCTGGGACGAGACCACCACCAGCCAGGCCATCAACCCCGAACAATGGGCCAAAGCCGCCACCGGCACACCCAACATCAAAGGACTGATCGGCTACGCGCTCGACATGAAACCCGACCGCAGCTCGCTGGCCATCGGCGGAGCCGTCAACCACAGGGACGGCACCGCGCACATCGAACTGCGCCGCTTCGAGTCCACCCAATCCAAAGGCACCCAATGGGCGGTCGACTACATCGCCGACCACTGGCCGCGCACAGCAAGCGTGGTCATCGACTCGCAATCACCCGCCATGAGCCTGCTGGCCGACCTCAAAGCCCGGCACGTGAAAGTCATCGTCACCAACTACAGCGACATGGGCCGCGCCTGCGGCAAATTCCTCGACATGCTCAGAGACGGCAAACTCACCCACCTGCCGGACGACAAAGCACCGGCGCTCGCCACGGCCGTGGCCAACGCCACCACACGCAGCATCGGCAAATCCGGCGCCGTCGGATGGAACCCGATGGGCAGCGACATCGACATAAGCCCGCTCGTGGCATGCACGCTCGCCCTCTACGGCACCACCATAACCAAACGAGACCCGGACCGAGTACAGGAGGTCATGATCGGATGAGCGAACAATCCATCAGCTTCGGCAACCCCTACCTGTCCACAGGCTCCTCGTCCGTGACACACATCGCCAACGTACCCGACAACGACATGACGGACATCACCCGCCTACTGGAACTCTGGCGCAACAAATACCCACGCAACCTGCTACGCTCCGCGTTCTACGACGCCAAACAACGATTCAACAACCTCGGCATCAGCATCCCGAACATCGTCGCCCAGAAAGCCGGCGTCGTGGTCGGCTGGCCACAGAAAAGCGTGCGCGCGCTCGCCGACAAGAGCGTGTTCGAGGGATTCGAGACCGCCGCCGGGGCCGACAACCACGGCATCGACGAGATCATGCGCATGAACGAGCTCGAAACCGACATGAGCGAGGCCGTCATCAGCTGCTACAAGCACTCCTGCAGCTTCCTGACCATCGACTACGACCCGGACGACAACGAGCGCATCCTCATCACCCCGCGCTCGGCCGACTGGTCCGCCGCACTATGGGACAACGAACGCCGACGCATCAAAGCCGCGCTGACCATCACCGACAGCGACAAATGGGGCAACATCACCGCATTCAACGCATGGCTGCCCGGCCGCAACTACGCCTGCATGAAAACCGGATACGGGTGGGAAGCGGAACCCCAATACAACCGGCTCGACCGCGTGGCCGTGGTGCCCATCGTCTACGACAAGCAGATGGACCGCCCCTTCGGCCGCTCACGCATCAACCGCGCCCTCATGAACCTGACCGACATGGCCATGCGCACTATGGTCCGCATGGAAGCGTCCGCCGAATTCTACTCGGTCCCAAAAATATGGTTCCTCGGCCTGAGCCGCGAATCCTTCCAACAGGACACGTGGAGCGCGCTCGTCAGCAGCATCAACGCGATCAGCCGCGACATCAACGGCGAC